TTAAAAGAATCAATTAGGAGAGCAACGATACACCGTGAGATATCTAAGCGTCCTCCTGCTGATAATACTAGCGATCTCCTCGATAGGATGTAAGGCCGCTCCCGTTGATCACGACCTACTCTGGCTTGAACCTATCCAGTTCAGCCAACCTACCAAGGACTGGTTTCTTAGTCATTGTCCTTTGCCTGAGTATGTTCGAGAGGATCTGAATAAGATTGCCATCTTGAATGATACGATCAGAGCAATTCGTAATGAAGATTAACTGAGATTCCTTTAGGTAACCCTGAAGGAATCCTTTCGTTCCTCCTGCCACTTGGTTCACCAATGGCAACCGGGTCGGATGCGTCCGGTAACCCTGTCTGTCGGTCACACTTAAGAGACTGTGGGAGCGTTGTTGTGTTGTAATCCCAATTTTATTTGACCGAAGAAAGTGTGATAGACATGGCTATAAATCGTCTAGGTATTAGAAATGCGGAACTTGGGGCGAGCGTTGCTTCAAGATCTGCGGAAGTTGAACTGTTTCGTACTATTTACTTGACGGAAGTAGTTAAGGCTTTCCAAGAAAACAACATCATGTCGGGACTTACTCAGTCTCGCAGTATTGCCAATGGAAAATCTGCTACGTTCCCCACGTTCTGGAAAACCAATGCTCATTATCACGTTCCGGGTGTGACCGCTGATCTTGATGGCACTAATGAAGTGCGTCATGATGAGATTGTCATCACTTGTGATCGTGTCTTGATGAGTGACATTAAGGTGGCTGAGATTGATGAGTTGATCAACCACTTTGATGTTCGTGGTATGTACGCAGAGCAGATGGGCAATGCTCTTGCTCAGGCTTACGATAAGCAGTTGATGGGCATGGCTTACAATGCTACGCAGACTGTATATGATCGTCTTGCAGACCCCAGTGCTGCGGATAACGAACCAGCGTGGAAAGGTGTAGCCCGACAGACTACTTCCCGTGCCTTCTCCAGTGGCGCGAACATTGTTCAGTCTATTTATGAGGCACTTCAAACCCTTGAAGAGTACGATGTCCCGACTCAAGGTTTGGTGTGTATCCTTAAGCCACAAGAGTATTACCTGCTGATCACTGATGGTGACGGAACAGGTACTATTGCCATCAATAGGGATTATGGTGGTTCTGGTGGTATCTCTTCAGGTGTAGTTCCTTCAGTTGCGGGTATTCCGATTTTGAAATCGAACAACTTGCCCACTGAAGACTTCCTTGCTGGCGCAGGTATTCATGGTCACAAGGTAAACAACGTGCCTCTGGATGAGACTACAAGTGGTGTGGTCAATAAGGACTCAGGTGTTCCTGATGCCGCTCCGGGTGGTGGTCCTAAGTATCTTGGTGACTTTGCGACAGCTAACTTCAAGGGTTTGATCCTTCACCCAACTTGCTTGGGGACAGTCAAGCTCATGGACATCAAGTATGAAGACGAATATCTCATACAAAAGCAGGCAACATTGATGGTTGCTAAGATGGCAGTCGGGCATGGTGTACTACGAGAAGAGGCTTGCATAGCTTTAGTAGGCACTTGATTTTGAAGTCTACCTCCTAGTGTATGCTTAGGGGTGTGGTCTCCTTGGCAGAGGGACCTCCGAAAGGGGGTCTCTCTGTTTTTTTCAATCAGGATTTTATACAGGAGTTCTACGATTATGCCATCTATTACTGCTACTGCAAAGATCAGTGAATTAGATGCAGTGAACTCTGTCTTGGCTAATATTGGTCAGAGTCCAGTCAACTCTCTTACAGAGAACTCGGTGGATATTGGGCTGGCTGTGAGACATCTTTCAAATGTCAGTAGAGAACTACAGATGAGAGGTTGGTCATTTAACACTGACTCGGAGTATGTATTGTCTCCTAACTCCGATGACAAGATCGCCATCACTGACAATATCCTGGCAGTGGATCTCGATAACACCGACTACCCTGAATTGGATGTTGTTATTAGGGGTTCATTCTTATACAACCGATACACCCGATCTTATACATTTACGGGAGATATCGAGGCTGATGTTACTTGGCTAAACGCTTGGGATGATCTCCCCCCTCATGCTCAGAATTATATTGTGGTAACTGCTGGTATTAGACTTTCAGATGACACCGAAGCGGGACCTGCATCACACAAGTTTGGTCAAGAGGATCAGCTTCATGCTTGGAACGCTTTTAAGAGCCAAGAGATTGATACCAATGATGCCAACTTAGTACGTTACAGTAGGTCTGCTTCGCTAAGACGAAGGAGGTGGTAACTAGCCATGCGTACTATGAGATTGGTTGGTGATTCAGTCCCCATGTTAATCAACGGGGTGAGTCAGCAATCTGAAATCATCCGGTTGCCTACTCAAGTCTCTGAACAGATCAACTGTACTTCCTCCATTGTCCAAGGGTTGACCAAGAGACCTCCTACTGAGTTCTTAAAGCAGTTGGTTGGCAGTCAAAATTGGAGCAATGCTAAGGTACATTTTATTTCTAGAGATGAGAATGAGAAATATATCGTAGTGGTTCAAGACAAAAAGATCCAGATTTTCGATATGGATGGCAATGAACATGCCGTAGCAATGAATACCAATGATGGTTACATTACTCTAGACAGTGATGCAGATGCTTATCCTACCCCCTTAACAGCGTTCAGACTTTACACTGTTGCTGATACTACATTCGTAGTCAATAGGAACGTAAAAGTTCTTATGGATGAAAGCTCTTCTAGTCCTAGTGAGAAGCCATATCGTGCTTTGGTTTGGATCAAGTCTGCTAAGACAGACAAACTACATAACATATCTATCATGTCCCCCGATCAAGCATCTACGGGGGAGGACCTGAATATATCAGTTTCGTACAAGCCTTCCGCTGATGCAGCTATCAATCTAAATCATTCTGCTCAGATGTTGGCTAGAGATTTAGGTATTGCTTTGGATGCAAAGAGTGTAACCAGTTCAGTGAAGGGGAAGGGGTGGAAGGTAGGGACCCATACCAACATTGTCTACATTGAAAGCGCTGAGAATGACTTCACTATTCATGCCTCTAATGATTGGTCCGACACCTACATATCGGTTATTAAGGATACGGTAGGGGGAGTTGCAGAACTGCCGAGTAGAGGTTTTCCTGGTATGAGGATAAAGGTGACAGGAAATGTAGAGGATAGCGAGCAAGGATTCTGGGTTAAGTTTCTTCCTGATGATGAAGCTCTTCAAGACTTAGGAAATGATACCGAAGCAGGAGATGAAGTATCCGATGGTATGAATACCGTGACCTTTGCTCCTGGTGATGTAGATATATCTGATAATACAATTCTTATTGAAAACCACCATTTTCTGGGCAAACCTAAATCGGGAAATGCTACAGTTCCCGTTGCTGCAACTGGTGGTGAGAGAGAAATGGTGCAGTATCTTGAGGGCAGTTTTACAGTAGGTGGATTGTACGATAAAAAGTTTTACTTTGTAGACGCATTACGAGCAGCAGACACTGGGCTTCCTACCGGTTACATCAAATTATCAGCAACTCCCTCGGACGATATTACTGATGCTGAGAAAGTAGAAGATGCGCCAACGCCTATTGGCCTGTCTGCTTTAGAAGGAACGCAAGTATCAACACAGACTCTGGCAACAACGACTACTCAGCCTACAATAAGTGACGGTATACTTACACTAACCCTAGATGGTACTCCGCTTTGGAGTGTAGGGGATGAGGTTGAGGTCAATGATGTTTCCTCATCCTCTGGCTCTATTGATCCTAGCGGAGTTTTTGTACTTACAGCAGTTGGTAGTAGTACAATTTCCTATGCTGTGGAAGGCTCGGCCTTACCGTGGACTATCATCGGTGGTTCTGTAACAGGCAGTCTTTCTAATTATAAAGATGCACGTTTGGTTAGAGTCAGAGTTCTTAAAGGTAAATGGGTTGAAAGCGTAGCTCCATCTACTGACAATGAGTCGTTGCTAACTAAGTTTGCTACCGATACTATGCCCCACTTCTTGGTGCGTACTTCTGAAGTAGATAATGATGGTAGGTATAAGTTTTCTTTTCTTGGAGGGACTCTTGATAATAGGTTTCCTCTTCTCAAATGGGGGTCTAGGATTGTTGGCGATAAAGACTCTGCACCTGATCCTACATTTGTAGGGAACACTATCAATGATGTGTTTGAATGGAGGCAATCATTAGGATTTGCCTCTGGTCAGAACTTCATCTTATCGGAGAGATCTCAATACTTGAATTTCTGGCCTATTACAGTAGCCACTTCTTTGGAGGATG